TAAACAATAGTAAGAAGTTTGTCATCAAGAGGGGCATTCCATCGAGTGTTCTCAGAGAAATCAACACCGACAGTGCCCTTCCAAGCATACGAAAAAAATTCGGGCGCAGTTTTGGGATTAATCTCACGTAAGGGGCGGCGCATAATCTGAGGATCATCCTCATTGGGCGCCTCAAGGAAAAAAGGCAAGGCGGGGACAAACTGTTCGTAAGAGAAGAAACAAACCCGCCGCCAAGTAAAGGCAAATGCGGCACTCAGGAAGACACGATCCTGAACTCCGCGGAAATACACGTTCTGATTATTCCGAACATAATCATACGATTCCTCATGTTGTTCCAAATAGGAAGGAGCCCAGAGGTAATAATTATTACCTGCATGAAGTTGGACGGGATTAGACGAATCATCGGCGTTAGAATCTGCGCCGAGTTGGGTATCATGCTTTTTGCGTGACGCAATGTTGCGAACACGACGAGAAGTCATACGACGTCGGGGACGCCGAACGAATCGTCTACGACGCACGGTTCGCTTGTGTTGGGATCGTCGAAGGGTCCGAGCGGGACGACGACGGAATGACCGACGACGACGAAAACGAGAGTATGCCATTTCGGAGTGATGTAGTCCGGTGGACAAGGAATAACCATTTTCCTCGAAGTACCCCATGGTATTTATAGGTGGTCAAAGGTCAAAGGTCAAAGCTGGCGTTACGAATCTTAAAACGCCAGCCTACCAGTCACATGACGCGATTTCGCTTACGTGCCAAGATCTTTTTTCTGACCTATTCCCAAATCGGCGAAGATGTCATCCAGGAACTCCGAAGCACACCTACTCAACATTTCCGTTTTATCGAAGAAGTGTTGGGAACTCCGAGCGACTACAGACTTTCAAGAGAGTCGCACCAAGATGGAGCATCTCATCTCCACTGCGTCGTGGGTTATGCAGAGACACAATTGGTCAATTCAGCGAGTCTCTTCGACTACCGAGGAGCTCACCCGAATATTAAATCAATTCGAGGCACGATTAAGAAGCCCTGGAATTACGCTGGAAAGGACGGTGACATTATCCACGAACTGGGTGGACCTAACGGAGGAGATAGCGGAACTGGAGGATCAATTGCAGAGCGATGGAGCCACGCAATCGATGCTCCAACTGAAGACGAGTTTTTTGAAAGAGTGCGGATGGCTGATCCGAGATCTTATGTCCTTTTCAATCGTGCGATCGTCCAATACGCCAATAAGATCTATCGAAAACCAAGAGAATATACCAGCCCCAGGTTTAGACTTCTTGGCGGAAGTCGCATTGAGGGATGGCTCAGTCAGTCCGACCTTGGTAGACGAGGAGGAGAGAGGTAAGAACCCCTTATCCTAGTAGGGTTGTTCGCGGGATGGGGCTTCGCCCCACCGGCCTTCGCCGGAGCCGTGGACTTCCCTTCCCCCACCCTGACGGGAAAGTGATTGAGCGTGCCGCTAATTTCTCATCTCTGCTTGGGGTTTAGACGACAGTCTCTCATCATCTGGGGACCTTCCAGAACCGGTAAGACGGTTTGGGCGCGTTCTTTGGGCAGACAGATCTACATGAATGGTCACCTCAACATCGACAAATACGATGACGAGGCAGACTACGCAATTTTCGACGATATTAGTGGTGGATTTCAATTCTTTCCGAGCTACAAGGGGTGGCTTGGCTGCCAAGAGGAATTCGAATGCACAGACAAATACCGAGCCAAGACGACAATCTATTGGGGAAGACCGACGATCATGTGCATGAACTCGGACCCCCTGGCAGACCCACATGTTGACGTGGCCTGGTTACTACTGAACTGTGAAATTGTGCACATCGAAGATCCATTGGTCGAAATTATCTAGTTCTCATGCCAATACACTGTTGCCTCACTTCCAAATTCACCGACTCCAGTAGTATCACCCGGTAAATCCTGTCCCGTAGAAAAAATATCCAAAATGTAAAAATTCCCAGGAGAATTAGGGCACATAGATGTCCAACCCGCAGAGGCGGGAGTGGACCCATTTTCCTTATCCGAGTACATCATAGTCTTATTCACAGGATGCCACATTTTTCGGGTCATGGACTTCCCGAAAGTTGCACCTGCAGGGGCTGCGTAATTCGGATTGATGGTAACAGACCGATCGTAAACAATAGTAAGAAGTTTGTCATCAAGAGGGGCATTCCATCGAGTGTTCTCAGAGAAATCAACACCGACAGTGCCCTTCCAAGCATACGAAAAAAAT